TAACAGTATCGCCAAAGTTTTCAATTTCGCCAGTATAGTCGGTATTAGTAATATCTTCTGCCACCGAAGCTCTACGGAAGAACTTAAGAACTTTTTGGCTAAAAATTTCGGGTGCAAAGTTACCTGACGGTAAATTTCCATACCCTGAACTTGTAGTAAAAGCCATTTTAGTATCCTTCCTCTATTTGAGGTTAGTTATTGAGTTATTCGCCCTTCTGCTCGTGCTTGATCGATTTCTTTTTCAAGTTTCTCAAACTCCCACGATTTCAGTCTGGCGATGTCAGACATCTTCCAAATCTTTCCTTTTTGATTAGATGTTGCAACTTCTTTTGGTTGAGTCTTAGTGACCGTAGCTGCCGCATCATTTTGGCTAGACCTAGTAGTAGATTTTTTAGTAGATATGCCCATCTCTGCTTTATAAAGAGACACGACTTTACCTGCCCATCTAGCATCAGTATTGTTTTTATAAATACCATTACTAATTTGTTCAGGCTGTTCATCGAGCCACTGAAGAAAATTATCATCAGATTTTAACTCACCAAAATCAGGATGTGTATGAGTAAGTTCTTCATACGCTTTTTCCTTTTTAAGAGATTTCTCTCTTTCTTTGACGGATGCTATTTCTTCTCGCAATTGAGCAACTTTAGCTTCAGTCTGCACTCCTGCTACAGTTTCTACCACTTCAAAAACATCAGGATAACGTTCCTTAAACTCCTCAAGTTCCTCTAGGGTTTTTGGGGGAGTTGTTCCTCGTGGCATCTGTTGAACTCGTGCTTTAACTGATTTAAGTTCACTCGCTAGTTGTTCACGCTCATCTCTAAATTCATTTAATTTAGAATCATAATGTTTTTTTAAATCATCATAACGTTTTTTATAATCGTGATCTTCTTTTGCTTCTGCAAAACTATTGGTTGCTTCCTGAGTAGCCACTTCTTCAGTGGGGTCTTGAGCTTCAATTGTTTCTTCTATAACATCATCGTCTTCGTCTTTATCCACCTCTTCACGATATTTATTCTTGTAAAGATTAGGATTGTTCATTACTCCAAAGGAGTCATTTGGTTTGTTTGCTCTCGCACCTCTTATTTGTTTCGCCATTTTAGTACCTCATTTATTGCAGTGCCACATGGCTGTGGGTAGCTGCTTCGGATGTCAGGGCCAGATATTACTGGGTAGCTGACTAATTTATCCCATAAAACTAGTAGACTCTCTAGGATTCCCATATTCATCTTGAGTATCAAAAGGTCTAGTTTCTGGTATAATCTGTTTTTCTGGTATAATCTGTTTTTCTGGTATAATCTGTTTAGGTTTATCTTTAATCTCTGGTACAAGATTAGAAGGTCGGTTTTTAATTTCAGGTAAAGTATCTAACTTTTTAATTTGTATTTCTTTAGGGTTAACATTTTTTATGTCAACTCCCGGAACTTCATTGTACCAAGTCATCAAGTTGTTTGCACCATTTTTCATGTACTTAGCCTTTACCCCAAACTTAGGATTTTTATGTACATGTGCTTGATAAGCTTGTGCAAGATTAGCATTAGGTTTAGCCATAGCGTTTCTAAATGGCTTATATATGTCCAAGCCTAAACGACCACCAAAATGTTCAGCAACTAACACTGCTTTCATTCTTGGATTAGCTATATTTTTTAACTTAGTAAATCTTCTATCAAACTGTTCCACCTTATGATATAACATCATATCACTTATGTATTCAGCATCTTTTGGTTCAAGTTCTAATTCTTTACCAGATTTTTCCCAAGCTTTTTTAGCTTCAAGACCTTGTTTTCCAATAAAAGGTTTAAACTGTTGGATCATCTCATCACTAAAACCAATGTTTTTTAATTCTTTTGCAGTGTGCTGTCCTAGATCAACACCTCTTCCTATTGTAACTCCACTTTTACCTATTGGCACACCGTTTTTTGATGGTATGTATCCCTTAGTTTTTACCCCACCTTCTTGCATGTTTACTGCACCTTTTACAAGATCAAAAAACATACGTTTGTTTGCCCTATCTTTTTTTAAATTTGCAGGTAGTTGAGGAGGTTGAGCAAATCCTTCTTGTACTTCAGGTTTTGGCTTTTTAACTCTGGGAGTGTATTTCTCTGATGGCAAATCACCTTGCCCACCTATGCCAAATAGTTTAAGAATGTCTTCGGCTATACCAGCTTGTTTTTTAACTTTAACGCCTTCTGCAGCTCTTACAGCACCTGTTGGGTTGTTTTCTTTTTGAGCCACTTGCTCTTGTATCTGTTGTGTTCGTTTTTTACCTCTGTTATTTATCTTGCCTAAACGATCATACCCTATTTCTTTTGCTAGTTCTTTTGGTATAAAAACTTCATTTTGAGAAACAAGTAACTTAACATTATCCTTCATACTAATTGTAGGATTTCCGAAGCGTAAGTCAACCCCTTTTTCTTGTAAATTGGACACAGCACTATTAATCATTCTTTGTATGTCCTGCTTACCAGCATACTCGGCTGCCGCAGCATTGATGATGTAATCACCATCTTTAGCATCCATCGGCTTATCATCGGCTATTGTCTGTTGAGGAGTAGCTTGAGGATTGTGACCTCCGATATATCCCGGAGTTTGTACCATAGTAGGTTCTTGCATTACTTGTTCACCTGCAGCCATTCTTTTAGGTCTACGAAGTTTAAAAGTATTAGCTATTGATCCCCCCATAAATCTACGAAGAACAGGTCCTGATTTATCACTGTGAAACATATCTCGGATAAATTCTTTATCATCCTCTGACATTTTACCGTAGCGTTGTTTTATTAGGTTTTCAATATCTTTAGGGTTCATAGTTTTCCTACAATGTAACAGATTGGTTCTAATATTGCTCTTTCAATTCTACCACCTAGATGTCTCTTGTTACCTCGTTGTTGTAGCCAAATGTCAGCAGTACGTCTTTTTGCAACGCCTTCTAGCCATTTCTTTATTATTCTATTAGGTAAGCTATCTTCAGTATATGCGTATTTAATTAATGGTTTAAATAGTCTGTGGTATCCAGTTTGATATGCAGGGTCTAGGTTGCGACTGTGCTTTAGCCAGATTGTTTGTCTAAATGATCCAAAGCCATATGCGTTGTTCATGGCTGTGCAAACTATCTTATCGTTGCTTCCTCCTCCTGAGTTATCTGCCGCTTGTTCTACAGCTGCTTGCTCTACCCCATCTATTCCAGATGTTGAGCCTGCTCCTGTAGAAGCACCGACCCCAGAAGCTCCCCCTAAATTACCACTTGAACCAACCCCGTCTGACTCATTATCACCACCACCACTGCCCATAGTATCTGATGTAGCTGCTTTTGCATCTTGTCGTTCTGCTTCTTGTATCCTTGCCGAACGATCAGCAGCATTTTTTAACGCTTCTTGAGCTTTGCCCTTAGTAACTCCTGTAAATGTTGTGTCATCCATGTAAGAGATAGGGGTAACTGATGTTCTAATTTGACCTTCCCCAGCATAGCCACTTCCGGGAACAGGGTCTGGTCTATTAACTGTACCAAAGTCACTGTAGTCTTTAGGGCCACCAAAGTCCATTGTGTTAGCCACTGAACCAGAAACATAATTTTGAGATACGTTTTGATTGCCCACAAAATTTCCAGAATCATAATTTGTAAAAGTTGTAGTAGGGGTTGTATCTGAAGAAGAACTTGTTCCATTTATTCTATCTTTAATTTCTTGTGCTTCTTTAAAGCTCATGTGAGGACTAAAGTCAAATATACTTCTATCTTTTCTTACCTCAGATAGCCATTGTTCAGCCTTTTGTATACTTCCTCCAAAGTCTGTCTTTGCAAGAGATTCCAAAGCTTTCATTGATCCGTAAGCTGCACTTTGCCCGTTTGCATCTACAAAACCTCCAGTAGATGTATAACCACCTAAACCAGATACGCCAAATCCTTCTTCGTTACCTATTCCCCCGTTAATATATGTACCTTCTCGAGGAGGGAGAAATCCTTTTTGTATTGCTTCTAAACTTAAGACTTGCTGATTACTCATGCCATTAGGTAAAGTACCTATATATTGGCTGTTTCCCGGACCTCTAACTAACACAGTACCATCAACGTTTATAGCATACCCCCCATCACCTTTAGTATAGGTAGTGCCATCTATATCTGTAAAGTCGTAATCCTCTGTCGCAGCTAAAGTTTGTATTTCTTTAAGTGCTTCGTATTTTGCTGATGCTGCCATGTTTCCAGCTGCATTAAACATACCTGCACCTAAATTTTCAGCACCCCACGGGGTAGGTTCTTTTTCACCAAATAAAGCACCACCAAGCATAGCTCCAGACATACCTGCTAAAGCTAAACCTCCTCCAGTTATTGCAGAATTTCTTTTAAAGTCTGATTTGTCAGTTCGACCTTGACCTTTTTTGTAATCATCCCAAGACTTAGAACTTAAGTCCATACTTTGTAGATCAACACTTGATACTTTAGAATCGTAGTAAGTCTGACCCCCACTTAAATTATTATTTGAAAATGTACTAGACAATAAATTAAGTTGCTGACCTCCACCATCATCTCCTCCTCCCACATTCATTATATTAGGAGCTTGATACGTATCATCATCGTCATCATCGTCATCATCGTCAGGGTCTCTAACATTGACACCTGTCGATCCAAGATAATCTTTATAAAAATCAACAAAACCACCCGAATATTGATCAGCAGTTAATGCTCTTCCGGGAACATATCCACTCTTTACTTCTTCAGCCATTTTTAATTACCTTCTCATGGTTATTCTTCAAATTGAGGAGCATTTCCAGTAAAGCCAGCTTCCCCTGCAGTTGGCGTAGCTCCGACTCCGATTGTGCCATTACCATTCCCTTGATTGTCAGTTCCCTCAGATCGTTGAGATACTCCACTAGGTTGACCCATTCCTTGCTGTTGACTATTGGGGTTAGCCCCCTCGCCTGTTCCTTGTTGAGCATCTGCCATCATTCCTTTCAACATTTCTGCATATATCTGAGCTTCGTTTGCATCGTTGACTAAACTATCAGGGTCTATGTCTTGTGCAATTGCTAATTCTCTAATAAGATTAGGTATCTTTATAAAAGGTGCAAGCATAGGATTGGCTACAGTCTGTAGTAGAGAGGTTAATCTCTGACTACGTACTTCTTTTTGCATAACTGCTGCAACCCCACGAGGTTTAATTTCTAAATCACCTTGTATATCATCAACGTCATCATTAAACTGCATGTTCCATTGAAAGTATGCTTCTCCAAGTGGCTTAAGTAAATTATCATCGATGTTTTTTATGACTGTCTTCATGGCAAGACCTGCAGACCCCATTAACATAGATAGACCTGAAGCTGTTCTACCAGTTCCTGTTACGCCAGTTTGACCGTGTAAAATAGACGGTATACCAGTTTCTTCATCTGCAAGTTGGCGAGATATCTGATACATCTGTATATTTTCGCCTGCAGTGTTTGGAAATTTAAGACCGTTGATTGCAGTACCACTAACGCCTGACTGTCTACGAAATATCTTTCCGGGAAATATATCCATGTTCTGTCCGGGAACTAGACTAGCTTCGTCTACATCAAACACAAGATTACCTGCAAGTGCTAAGTTATCAATAGCCATTCTTACATGACCATTCATAAGCAACTGTGCATCTTCCATGTTTTCTGCAACGCCAACTCCCCATAATTGATAAGGATTAATCTCAAATGGAAATGCTTGGAAAGGTATTCTAGCAGGAGTAAACGGGTTGGCTACACATCTAAGTATCATAGTGCCACACACCCATACGTTTACTTGTATCTGATCAAACTGTGACATCTCATTGACACCATCCATGCCAACTTCGTCAGCATATTTTTTGTCAATAACTCCCCAATACTCAAGAACTTCAAATCTGTTTTCTTGGTAATAAGGCTCAGTTTCATCTTCACGAATAGTGTCTTCATAATATTTATCTTCGTAGTTAGGACCTTCAGCTAAACATTCTTCTATTGCTTCTGCATCAAAATGAGGTCGCATGACAAGAGATCGTAACTGTTGTCTGCTCATACGATGTCTTTGTATCACATACTCACAGTCTTCGATGCTAGTAGCAGACGGGTCAGGGTGAAAATCCCAAACAGAAACTGACTCTATACGAGGTACAATTTTCTCATACGGAGTATACTTTCTGTTTCCTTCTTCATCCTTTTCCCACTTGTGTACTCTCTTGTAAAAGTTAAAAGGTCCTTTTACAATGCCTGTACCAAGTAAGGCTGATTCAAAGATAGCTGTACGAAATACATTTACAGCGTTAGTATCTAGGAGTTGATCATGGATACATTTCTCCATACGCAATGCCATTTTTTGAGCAGGCTTAACTTGAGGTTCTCCCATTTTGGAAGGTCCTGCTGCTAAAACATTAGGTAGTTCCTTATCATATGAGCCTAACCTGTGAGGTTTTTCTACAGATAAAGCACCCGGAGCAAGTTGTTGACCGTCTCCTTCAAAACCATATGGATCAGACATTTCATCGAGAGGAGTCTTTTGATGTGCAAACTCTTCTATACCTTCTGGCATAGGAGTTGGCTCAACGACTAAAGGAAACTTCTTGTTAGCAAATAGTATGTCAACAATCTGACCATACGCCGCAAGAACTTTTGTTTTAGTTATTTTTATAAAGACTTTTGATCTCTCAGAATCTCTGTACTGCGTAGTAGAGTCGTAGATACCTCTGAAGTTTTTATAAGCTTGTAGCCATCTTTTTTCGTGACTACGTCTTCCATTTTCAGAATCATCAAACTTTTTTCTTACATACCCTGCAAGTCCCGGCATTTGTTCTGCTGGGTTTTGTATAGGTATAGCAGTATCGTCTTCTGGTTCAAGGAAATTATCAGCCATGTGTAATCCTTATTTTTAGTAGTCTTTTTCTTCAGCCATTTTAAATAGGGATGCTTCTACTGTTGGTTTAGACTGTTTCTTTGGCATATCAGATTGTAAGTCATAGTTGCCCATTGTTGTATCAAAGTCTTTACCTTCACGAGTTAATGGAGCATCTGCTGCATCGTAAGATGTTTTGTCAGAACTCATTATAAATGAAGCACCGTAATTGTAATCATTATTTGGCATTTTTGTCTCCTATACCGTTTATATAAATCCCTGTTGCTCAGGGACTTTCTTTCGTAGTAAATTGCTCTGGTCTTGATCCATAGCATTATTCATAGGTTGAACTTCGCCCATATCTTGTAGAGAAGTTTCTAACCCCATAGAATTAGCGTTTTGTTTATTTAGTAAACGGGCATCGACTTTTTCTTTGTAAGAAGGTACATCTAATGGTCGCTTGCCTTTTCTTACGTCTGTATCTCTATACTGTTGTACACTTTCTAGTGTATCTCTTGATGCTATCCCAGCTAAATCTAATCCAAGTTCTACTCCCGGATCAAAACCTTTAGCTACAGAAGTAGCAACTGCTTCCCCCGTTTCAGCTATATTTTGTACGGTGTCTCCACCTTTTTTAATAAAGCCACGAATAGAATTAGGATCAGCTTCATCATATCTTTTTTCTGCAGCTTCTGATTCTCCGGGATATAACGCTGCGGCAATCACAGGACCTACTGCTACTTTCAAGGGTCCTTTTAATTTCTTTGCACCAGCGACTATGTCATCCCAAAGACCTTGAGCCTTTAGCGTTGCTACGCCTTCAGGGGATATGTTCTTGTAAGCTTCTTGTTTATTTAAAAGTTCGTTCTCAGCTTTTATTTGTTTTTTTATTTCTGCTTCTTTAGTTTGATTACTTATTTTTTTAATAGTTTGGTCGTTAGTTAAATCAGCAACTTGATTTTGTAGAGTCAATCTTTCTTTTCGTTTACCTAATCTTTTTGTTTCTAATTCTTCTTGTATAACTTCTTCTCGTTTTACATTTGATAAAGTCTTTGACGCATCAAGTTGTATTTCTAAATCCGTAGGGTTTCTTGACAAGCTTTCTTTTGTTAAGTCAGCGGCTCCGAATGAAAATTTACCCTCATGTGCAGGAAAAGATTTACCAGATGTATTCATATCTAAAGACGGGGAGTTAATACCATACTCTGTAAACAAAGAATTAACTGTGCCTGTTTGTAAATTAGTAGCAGAGTTTTTAAGTAAGTTCTCTGTTATGTTTCCTATTGATTTTGACTCAGGACTATTTGCCTTGTATGATTTACCTTTTGTACTTGTGTCCTTATGTCCCATAAAACTATCACCAAGATCACCAGTTAATTGTAGATCACTTTCGAGAGCTTCAATAGTAGCTGATCTTACTATAGTTGTTAAACCTGTTGTTACTTTACCATTTTTATCAACAGGTAAAAAACTTTCAAATTTGTCAACAAACAAAGGAGACATGTATTTTTTAAAGACTGATGATGCTTTATTAGAACTTGTGTTAAATAATTTAATCTCAGCGTTAGGCATTTTAGGACTTGCACTTTTTGCCTTATCATATACATCTTTTAAAAATTCTGCAAAAGCACCTTTATATGTAACAGGATTCCTTGTTTTATTTTTTCTTGTCTCACCTGCTACACTAACACTAGTAGCACCATCCTCATCAAATATAGTTATGTCACTTAGCCGCAAAGATTTATAATCATCTGTGTCTGTTAATATTGTGTCAACTCTTTGTATTGTGTATCTGTGGTATAATAAAAAATCTTTTGTAGCTTCGCTTATAGTTTTGTCAGCTTTCATATTGTTAAAAGCTTCAGCATAGACTTTATCTATTTCTGCCATAGGTATCGTGCCACGCATGTTTAATGCACCACGAGTTTGACCTTTACTTAACCCTGATCTTTTTGCTGTACCTGTTGCCCCAAACACATTTGTTTCAGGTCTACCTAAATCTATGTTTCCTTGATTTACATATTTTTCAAGTGCTTGCCCAGACGTATAATAGTTTGCTTTAGTTGTTCCCTTGTCGCCTACTTCTTTTATAAACTCTGGACTTTTAAAAGTAGTAGCAAAATCACTATCTAATGTTACACTTTTACCAAGCTTACCGTTGGCTATATTATTTTTAAAAGTACTTAAATTCTTTGCGGCATTTTTGTCATCCAGAGACGTAGCTCTTTCAATAGAAAAATCAAGAGCTTCTCCTAACGTCATTGTATCTGTTATCTCTGCCATTTATTAATATCCAAATGTTTCATTCTGTACTTGAAAGACCTGAGCCTTGATGCCATTAAGCGTCTGATGAATCGAAGCATAACCTGTCATTCTTGTCATTAACATATATCTCAAAGCATCGTATGCGTGATCTTCTGCTTTAGTATCTACGTCTTCGCCATTAGTCTTGGAAAGAGGAATTGCTGCCAATTGCTTGACAGTGTTGCTACAATTAGAAAACACTCGTAGTCTTGGTTCATTTGTTCTTGGGTCATCTGCTAGCCTACGATGTATTTCCATCTTGCCTTGTATTCTATTACGATCTGATGGTGTCCAACGGACTCCACATCGCATCATCGTTTCTGCTATGGAAGGACCAAAGCCTGTTCTGTTCCAACAGGAAGCGTCAAGTACTGTATAGTGAGGTAGAGGGTCTAACTGCTCTGCTTCTAGTATTCTATCAGCTAATTGTTCTGCTGTCAACTGTTTTACATACAATTCTCGATAAATCCATATATTGTTATCCCAATCAATAGCACCCCACAGCACACAAGAAGGACTTGCATACCCATAGTCAGCGGCTCGTATACGGGGCCAGTTTGTTGGTAACTCAAAAGCTTCCACCACATGTTTAGACCTCACAAATTCTGGGAAGGCACAGCCATCGGCTACATCCCAATCCCCTTCAAGTAATCTCTTACGTTCTATCTCTGGCAGGGAACGTAGCATTGCTTCGTATTGTCCGTCTGCCATAAGGAACGGATTGTCAGTTAATCGTGCAGGTATAAACCTACGATAGAAGAGAGGTTGACCAGCCTTTTCGTGTCCTTGCGGCCACATAAAAGGTGTGCCTGTCTCTGTGTCTGCTGCAGGAAACGGTTTGTTGTGTTCCCCTATATCAATATACATCTTCTTAATCCACCAACCACCGATTCCACCCGGATTGGCAGTACACCTCATATACAAACTTTTCTGTAGTTCTGGGTCGGTGCTTCTTAATCTTGATCTCAGGTAATCCCACACGTATGGTGTTGGGTATTGGGTTATCTCGTCTATCCCTATCCAGTTGAAAGCCTGTCCTTGAAATCGGGTTACATCTTTGTCTTTGTCTAGATACGTAAACCAAATAGTTGCTCCCGATGGGAAATGCCACGTTGACTTTGACTCCCTGAACTTAGCTCCGGGAAACGCCTTTGGGTAAAGCTGTCGTGACTTGTCTATTAACTCAGTAAGTTCGTCAAGAGTACGCCTAAGAAGAAGACCCCTATGATTCC